CCGCCCTTTGCCGCCGTGTCGAGAGCCTGCGAGCGCAGGGTGCGGTTCAGCGTCAGAGCCTCGAAAGCGTAGAGCAATGTCGATTTGCCCCAGCCGTTCGGATAGCGGAAGTTGTTGGGGAAGTGCAGCACGTCCGAGGTCGGCACGTTCACCTCCGTCTTGTAGCCACGGTCGGTGAGATACACGATGCTGGCGTATGTCGCGGTGTTGATGTTGTAGCCGCAATCCTTCACGAGCCACAAGTGAAGCGGGAATCCGAACTCGTCGCGCTCGATGTACACGAAGCCGTTGCCCGTCAGTGTGCGGTTCAGTTCCACGAGGTTCCACAGGTCGGGAGCCGTCATGATGGGGTTCGCTTCCTCCTGCAACAGATAGTTGATGCGCTTGCCCAGTCCGCGCATGTCCTGTACGAAGTTGCCGCCCTCGAAGTCCTTCTTGCGGTACTGTACCGGCATCACGCCCATCGTGTCGCCTCTCAGCGTGATGGCACGATAGACCGCACTGACCGAACAAGCCGACTCAGGGCTTCGCGTCGCCACGATGCGCTCCATGTAGTCGCCGCCCTCCACCTTCGGAGGTTCTGGCGGCATGGTGCTCGAAGGGACACCGGGCACGGATGCCTCACGCACCATGATGGCGTTCTCGGGCGTAGCCTGTCTGAAAAGATTACTGAAAAAACTCATATCTTATTCCTTTTTACTATTCGTGCGTTTTGCGGTTTTGGGTTTACCAGCGGTTTTCGATGGCGTTTCCGTCTCCCACAGTGCGCGATGCTTAGTCAGCCATTCGGCCTGCCCTTTCAGTGTGCGGTAAGATGCGCCGCCCAGGTGCTCCACCATTGGGCGAATATCAACATGCAAGCCCTTCAGACGTGGGCGATGGCTCAGCACGTCTTCCAACAGGCTTGCGCCTGTGTCGTACCAGTTGCGCTTGTCGTTCTCGTCGGGATGCAACATCCACGACCTATCGGGGTCAAAGTACCTCACGCCCTCAGCCTTGAACTTCGGCACGTTCAGGTAGCACAACATCGGCAGAATCCTGCCCATACCAAACTTGTTGCCCCGCTGCTGCCGCTGCACGTAGGCCGTGAAGGAATATTCCTCGCGCCACATCTGACGGATGTCCGCCTTGATCAGCACGTCACTCTCCACCAGCAGGACCCCATCGGGCAGCAGGTCGAAGAGTTTGTCAACGGTCATCATGTGAACATCGCTTCCCCATCCGTTGACCGCAGCATGCGCCTGCGTCTTGTTCGGGAAAGCCGCCAAGGTGCTCTCGAAGTCTATCACCTGGCCTTTCGTGTTGTCAATGACCTTCACACCCTTCATCCGTCGGGTGAATGGATGCGCCTCCAGGGTCCTTTCGGGCATTCCCTCCCCGGCGGGCCACGTCACTTCACAACTGTTGTCGAATACCACAATGGGCCAGTCTATGCCCTGCTTTCGTATCGACATGATGCAAGCCTCTGTGAGTTCCGGGGTGTTGAAATGAATAATTGCGATTGTCTTTTTTGTCATAGTTCCTTTCTTAACTCTTAATTCTTAACTCTTAACTCACTATGTTCACGGCGGTGGTCATCTCCGTGGCACGGATGATGATTTTGTTCTCGCGCTTGTCGCTGTTCAGCGATTGCACCTGATACACCTTGCCATCGCATTCAATCAGCGACTCGCGGGTGATGGTGACGTTGGCGGAGAAGTTCATGCGGAAGATGACGCTATCGTAGGCATCCAGCGCACCCTCGCGGAGTGCCCTGGTGCCTTTGGAAAACTCATACGATGACCACAGCGAGCCGTCCCTGCGGTAGCCCGTCTTCTCGCCAAACTGCCGCTCGGGGGGCTGCACCTTGTTCAAGATGGTCACGCGGTGGTCGCGCATTCCTGATGTGAATCCTGTGCTCATAGGGCGTTATTCGTTTGGTTCGTGGGCGGCAAAGAGCTTGCTGCCGTTGGCAGATACGAGGTAGTGCCCGTCGGCAGACATCAGCGCACGCAGGTCGATGAGTGCGTTCTTCTTGCCAGTGAGGGTGACTTGGCAGGTGGTGCGCTGGCGGTTCTGTGCCGTGTACTGGATGTCGCTGACGATAGCGTCACCGGCCAGCATGGTCTCGCCGCTGTCGCGGTTCTTGTCGCCGCTGGCGGTAGCGAGTTGCACCTGTACCGTCTGTCCGATGAGGTCGGAGAGTTCAGCCACGCCGATTGCGCCCAGCTCTTCTTCGTCAGTCACGGCAGCGTTGGCAGTGACTGACCATTGCAGGCTGACGGCACGATTCTTCGTCCATGCCCCTTCATCGTCCTTGGTCGAGTAGGGCGTGACGTTCAGCTGGAGTTGGAGCTGGCAGTCGAGGGCGGCAATGATGGCACGACCGCCCACGAAGATTCTGAGGTTTTGTCCTTTTACTGTTGTCATTGTTCGTTTGGGGGTTAATACCCTGCGGCAGAACCGCAGGGCACGGTGGTTACTATTCTGCGGTCTCGGTGGTTACGGGTTGCAAGGCTTCAGCGTAGGGAGTCCAGTCGATGCCTTCCTTTTCGGCACGGCCTGCTTCCAGCTGCTCGTTCTTCCATGCCAGACAAGCGTCGTTGAAAGCCTTCAACTGCGCCTTGGTCTCGAAGTCGTGATAAACCGGCGTGCCGTCTTCCTCCTCGCCAATCTTCAGGCGACAGGGAGCGGTGGCGGTGGTGAAGTTAATCTGGTTCTCGATAGAGAGCCACACGGGTTTGCCATCGAAGGTCATGCCGCCCACGATCTGCGCCGTGATGCGCTCGTTGATGTCGGCAATGATGGCAGCCTTGACAGCCTCAAAGGTCGGTTTACCCTGCTTTTTGTAGAAGTCAATCTGATACCACTCGGCATTCTCTCCATTGGTAGGGTTCAGTCCGTACATGATGACCACGCGGCTCTGGTCCTCTGATACTGGAGCGTAGTCGCTCACGTTGCCGCAATACTTGTTGTTTGCCATGATTCTTGCTTGTTAAAATTCAACATGTTCTAACAAGCGGGCGAAATATGGTTTGGGGTTTACTATCAAATGGAGAAACCTCAAATCATGCTGCCTTGATGATGTCGCCGTCTATCTCTTCAAACAGATGGTGACGGATGTTGTAGGATGCTGAGTGCGACAGCACACCCAGATAGGAATTGATGCTGGCTTCGGCGTGCTCAATGTCGCGCAGGTCGATGGTCTTCACGTTCTGCTCGATACGTGCCAGCGTCTTGTTCGAGATATAGTCGCGGTATGGCTTGACGAATGCGCCAAGGAACTCTACGCCCTGACTGACCTCGCGGACGTGGAGTTTACCCATGTGGAGTTGCAATCCCAGTTCGTCGGCGAGGAACTCGCGCACCTTTGGCACTTGCTCTAACAGCCACTCACGACAGGCATCCACCATTGCCGAATCGTCAACATATCGACCATAATGCTCGCAAAGAATGTCTCGCTTCACAAATTGGTCGAACGGGTTCATATAGACATTCGAATATAGTTGTGAGGTAAGATTACCGATGGGCAGTCCGAGACCTGGCGAAACATAGCGCATGCACTTGGCGTGGTCCATACCGTCCCAGTCGCTCTCGTCGCCCACGAAGATGCAGTTCTCCATCGGGTCGAGCATGACGATTTGCTCGGTGAGCCACAGGATGAAGCGCATGTCGCGGATGTCGCGCCAAAGGGTTGCAGGTGTCAGCAGCACGCCTGAAGGTATGGGTATTTCGTCGGTCATGCCTACCTTGTGCATCGCCATCTTCTGAAGCGACTCGGTGGCTATCGTCAGCAGCTTTGCACGATTGATGTGCATGAAGTAGCCACGGATGTCGAGGTTCATGGCATAGCAGGGTTGCGTCCAGTTGAGCGAAGCCTGCCGGATGTGCTGGCGCAATCGGCTGACACCATAATGCGTGCCGCGACCTTCGATACAACTATATGAGTCGGCAATGAAGGTGCGCTCAAACATCTGGTGGGTATAGCGGAAGTAGAGGTGATGGACGATGCGGTCGCGGAACATGGCGGCGAACACTTCACGCTTCTTGGGATAGTCTATGACAAAGCACTTCGACGGTTGTGCTTGGTAGCGGCGGGTCAGCAGGTCGTCGCACAGCTCATTGAGATTGGCGCATAGGTCGCGCTCAAACTTAACGACGTATGCCATTTTGTGCTTGTGGCGGGCTGCATCGTAGTAGGCGATATATAAATCAAACAGCAGCTGCTCGCGTGTCAGGCGGTAGCCGCTGTTTGTAGGATAGGAAAGGTCGAGGGGACGGCTTGTGGAGTTCACGCTGCCGTGGTGATCTTGGTCATGATGGACTGCTCTATCGACGAGTGCTGCACCGCCCTGACAGGGAACCCGTTGAACCGATTGTTGTTGTTGGCTGGATTGACTCCTGTCGAATTGAAGTTCAGGTTGTAACCGTTAGTCTGCGAGTTGAGCGACGCACTCCAGTAGTTCCCGTTCGAGCCTCTGTTGTTGAGCCCAGTACCGTTACGGTTGCCAGAGGCGGGGAAGAAGCACAGGTCGTGGTCGGTGCCAGACTGACGGCACACGCTGAGTCGTCCAGTACCCATCGGATGGGCGGTGTGGTTCGGAATGTGAATGGTGTCGGTCGCCACCTGATACGATGCTTGCAGCAGAATACTGAGGCGTAAGCCACCGCGAGTCTTTGCTTTTTCACGCCTCCCACGGAGGTATGACGGGCAACCTATGAACTTGTCTTTTTCGTCCTGACGCATTCCTCTCACCTTTCCTTTAGAGTATGGCCGTTATCTGCTGCTTCAGCCGTTGGATGAAAGTGTAATTATCCATCGGTGTGCTTTCAGTCAGCGGATAGTCCAGTATTTGTTTAATCAGCCCGCCACCTTGGTTTGTCGGTGCGGGCGCATGGGTCGTAGTTGTGGCGGGTGTCGCTGCTGCGGCATCGGCGGCAGCTTTCTCGGCTTTACGCTGGGCTTTTATCTGCTTCATCTCCTCCTGTGTGCGCTTCGGTGGCTTTATCTCAAACGTCTCCGTCCACTTATCCACCGCCTCGCTCAGCCGGTCGAAGGTTATCTCCGAGCCGTCCTGTGGTTGTGGCAATGGTATGCGGAAGGTGATGTGGTCGTTCTCTATGCCCTCGAAGTCCTGGCGCAATGGGCAGAATTTTTCGATACTCTTGAACGGGAAGCCTACCTTGCAGAAGGTCTGCTCGCTGGTGGCTATCTTGATGCGCGTCACCGCCAACGGGTGGCGGTCTTTCGTCTGCATCCTCACGGCATCGGTGTATGATATGACGCTGATGATCCACGCACTCCAGTCGTAGGCGGTGTAGAACTGTCCCGTCTTATACATGTGAACAACGTCAAAATCAGCCGCCGTTGGCCGCTTGCGTTCCGTTTCGAGTATGTCGATTATTTTTCCCATTTATATATTCTATATGTAAAACCAAAACCATCCGCTCTTCCTGCCAACACCGCGCCGCGGCTGTCGCCGCTTTTGGGCGCGGTGCAGGCTGGAATAGCGGTATCTTTTTCGGGAAGACGAAAAAGACAAGTTACTGCACCGCCCTGACGGAGAACCCGTAGAACCGATTGTTGTTGTCGGCTAGAATGACTCCTGTCGAATTGAAGTACAGGTTGTAACCGCGCGTCTGCGAGCTGAGCGACGCACTCCAGTAGGGCCCGTACGAGCCTCTGCCGTCGAGCCCAGTACCGCTACGGGCGCCAGAGGCGGGGAAGAAAATGGAGTTGCCGTTGATGCGCGATGTGAAGCGTCGGCCAGTCACGCCGTCTTCATCGGTCCACTCGGAGTCGCAGTTAGCGTTCAACTCCTGAAACTCACCCACGGTTGGCATGCGGCAGGGGGCTCCCATGTTGTGGCGGGCTGCGTCGTAGGTGCCGTTGGTGGGGATGTTACCCGTGAGTGCTGCGCCTGGTGTGCTGGCGTATGGTCCGTCGTTCGCGGTGCCGAAGTCATAGCCGTCGGTGCCGGTGTGTCCCGTCACGTTGCCCCAACTGAAGTACAAGCCGTCCTCATACGGTGTGGTTGCACCCACGTTGTGCTCGCACCACAGCAAGCCTGAAGGCAGGGCAAGGTCAACGAAGCCGGTGGGGGCTGCTGCCGTCTGCGAGAGAATACCGATGACGTTGAATTGGGTGCCGTCGTAGTGCATCACGAGGATGGTGTTGTTGCGCACCTTACCCATCGGCATGGCGTTGTCGTAAAGTTTAATCGGCTTTGCTGCCGAACCATTCACGCTGAGCGTGGGCGACGATGCGGTGAAAGCGTTCACGAAGTTGACGGCGATGATGCCGCCAGGGGTCAGTACGGTGTTAGTCATCGAGACCGTCTTGGCGGCTGTTGCGCCAGCGGTCTCACACACGCCGTAACCAAAGCCGAGAGGTGCGGTGCTACCCGTGTCCACCATCGGCTGGATTTTGTTCAGAATCGCCTGTATCTGGGCGTCTGATTGTGAAAGAATGAAATCTGCCATAATCTTTAATATTAAAGTGGTTAATTACTTGTTTCGTCTGCGGTGGTCAGTCGCATGAAGGGCTTGATGAGGTAGTCGAGCGCGTAGGGCACCATCGACACGCTGACGTTCTCCGTGGGGCCGCGGTGCTCGTAGAGGTGCTTGGCCAGCATGAGAGCCGCAACGCGGAAGTCTGGCGGTACCACCTTGCCACCCTTTCCGTCGTCCTCGCCGAAGTTCTCCAGCAGGTCGCTGTACGTGCGATTGCAGGTGCGCAGAAGGGTGTTCTCGGCCGCTCCTCCGTAGGCCGTCAGCAGCGTGTCCTCGTCGGTGAAGTCGGGCTCTATGCGACATTGCGCCTTGATGTCTTCTAATTTGAGAAATTTCATATTTCGCTGATTTTTTAATTCTATAAATCGGGCGAAATACGGTTTTGGGTTTACTAAGTCTGGCAAACCGATGGGAATACTTTGCGGCCGAACCGCAAAGCACAACAAAAAAAAGGACCGCCGCTGCGGTCCAGACTAAAAAAAATACTACTAACTAAACCTATTATAAGCCTATGAAAAGAAGGTGGGAAACGGACCTCACGGCTGGCTTCCCGTAAAAATTGTGCATTACTATAAACTATTTATTACCAAGTATTATGAGTATGAGTATGTGCGTGTTTCTATTCCAATGGCCCTGTGCCCTCGAAGCGGAACGAGCCCTGTGCCAAGTCGCCCAGCGTTCCTGCCACCTTCCAATTTCGGACAATGGCACTGCCTTGCAAAGCCTCAGGAATGAGGTCGGTGGCGGTCTTCTTATATACGGTATTAGCGTAGTTATGTATATTGTAGAAGTATTTGCCCGTAGTATTATTCTTGTACACGGAGTCACCAGTCCATGATGCGTAATAATGAATAGCTGCAGGTCGTGTGGTTCTAAACACCGCGAGAAATCTTTTATTCGTGCTATCCCATGTAATCCAATGATAAATCTCTGTTGTTTCTTCTTCATCTAATTCAGGATTTTCCACAACACCATTGAATGGTAGCCCAATTTCTCCCTGTAGTTGCAATCTCAGTGTCACCACGGTGCCGACCATGGCTGCTGAGTCGACGATACCTGTTACAAGATGGTTGCAACTGGCCTTCCACGACTTACGCCCTGGTATAGCGTTCTCCCATGCACCATCGCTTGGAGATGCTACGGGGATGGCGTCAGCCGAGATTTCCATGTCACACGACTTGGCTGCGGCAATAGCCTTGCCACCTGCCAACAATATTATATTTCTTCCGTGTAATATCATTGTACTCTTTTTCTATTGCGCAAAAAAGCGGGTGGGGTTTACCGTCCCTACCCAAGCCTTTTCACTCAAACAAGTTTTTGAAACACTGTCTGGCGGTTGGCCATGCCATACCAGCCAGCACCATGACTGCGACGCTGATGACCTTTGCGTCTGAGTAGACGGCATAACCAAAGCCGCCAATGGCACCCATGAAGTAGAGCAACAGCAGAATGAATGAGATGATTTCCTTTTTCATAATGTTACTTTTTGCGGTTATTTAAATATTCTACGAAGGCGTGCTGGCGCTGATCATCCGTCAGCGTCATGCTGCCATTCTCCATATAGTAGTCATATATGACTCCGAGATACAGGTGGCGTGGGTTCAGTGTCTCACGCATGGGTCGTAGCTGTTCCAAGTCCTGAAGGTTCATGCCAAACTCTTGGCATACTCTTGGTACCAAGAACATACACAGAGAGAATGGACGCTCATGGGCCAGCGCGTAGTCTATGCGCTCCTGCTTTGGCCGGCGCACTAACTGAAACAAACAGTCGCGGCCCTCCTTGATGACGTTTTTGTATGTGAACGACACCTCCTCTGGGTTGTAGAACTCCACATAGTCGCTGTCGTGTGGTTTGAAGTTGGGCAGGCCGTCGAAGAATGCACGGCTGCCGACAAGTATTCTTTCTTTATCCATATCTTATGATGAGCTTGAACTATTGAGACGTTTCATGAACTTGATGGTGTCGCGGTCGTTGTACAGGTCGTATGCGATGCTCAGCGGATAGTACGTCGCATCGAACCATTCTATGTAGAACTTAGTAAGTGGCGTGATGCCTGGTATTAGGCTGTGGCGGATGTCCAGCTCCAAAATCTCTCCCACGTTCCTCATCTCTTCCACGATCTCCGTGGCCAGACGATCCAGTGGGTTGAACGTTGCCGCCATCGTCAGGTCAGTCCACATTGACGTCCTTGGCGTCAAGTCTGGTGCAAAGATGAAGTTCTTGGCCATCGCTATTAGGTTCTCCTTCAGCGCGAATGTTGAATCTATCTCTTTCTTCAGCGAGAAGTTCTTGTCCGTAGACTTCATGTGCACAATTTCCTTGATGCTGCTGTCGATAGCCTCGGTGTTTTCTGCTTGATATTCTACAGTCCAACCGCCAATGGCCATGCCCTCGTAGAAGCGCATTATTATTTTCTGGTCAGTCACGTTTCCGATGGGTATTTCGTATTTCTGACCGCGATTTACATAAATACGCATGGTATTCTGAAGGAATGAAGACTCCCATTGGCGCGTGGTCGGGTTATACCATTGATTGCCTACACCGATAGCGAATGATGGCTGCGCTTGATAACCATAGATTGTCTCTGAAGCCTCCAACGATACTACGAGCTTACCTGTTGTGAACACATAGGTGTCTGTCGTTTCCATACGCAGATAGCCGTTGTATGTGTCGAGCGTTCTCAGAACTACGCGGTCGTATGTTCCTGAATCTGGGTCGTAAACGTCTCGTTCCTCTGTTTTGTAGGTACGCAGTACATTGAATACTGCGGACATCAGAGCTATGTCGGTATTACCGTAATGGTCTGCATCGTTCAGAAGTTGTCTGTAGACATTGGAACCTTCTATCTTTACATTCCCGATGGTGTATGGCCCGAATGCCGGATAGTATCTTGTTACAATCCAATCGCCACCAGGCTCCTGTTCTTCGTTGTGGTATTCGGCTGGCTGCGGAAGTGTATTGTTGTGGATGGCCTGCTTGATAGCGTCCTCGTCAGGTGATATGGTCTCGTCATATGGGTCGAGGTCGCAGCGAACGATGCCCTGTGAGGCTCCCTCCTGCATCACCATCTTGGTATTCATCGAGGCGATGCCATCGCTTGGCAGGTACTGGTTGTTCCATTCTATTGACGTCGGATCAGATGATTGTCCTGATATGTCTTTCAATGCTTGCAGATTGATGCTGTATAGGTTCTTGTTGTAGGAGTCATCTATATTTCTGTTTGCAACGAAGTACACCCTATCGCCTTGTGTGCGGCACGTCCACCCGAAGAATATACAGATAGCCTCCAGTATGTCGTAGTACGTCTTGTCGGTGAACAGTATCGACGTGAACTTGTTATACAGCCAAAATGCGTCGTCGTATCTCTGATAGTCCGCGTCTGTCAGCGCAGGACACTGGAAGATGAAGTTGTTGAAGTTGGTGAGTGCATCAGCTATGAACTCATTGAGATAAATGAATCCGGTGCGCTTGAACATCCTATACTTCAAACCTGACAAGCAGCACTCAACGGGTATTCCGATCTCTTCAGGGCCTTGCCAGATGGCAATGTCTATCAGTTGTGGTTGTACCCAACCAGTAAAGATTGGCTCCCAAATACCTCCGTTGTCATCCCATTCGTAAGCCAACACCTTGCGCGTAGCACCGCTGTTGGGAATAATGGTGCGCACGATGTTCAGATTGTCCGTGATGATGTTGATATATCCCGTCACAGTGCGGATGGGCGTAAAGGTGTCGGGGTCGTCGTCCTCCTCAATGACGAACGGGTTGTCAGACCCTTGCAGCGTTGTCACGCTACCCGTCCACCCCTCGTCGAGTATGTTCACCCGATATTTCTTTTCAGCAACATTGCTGAAGTTTATCTGCCATCTTATACCGTATGCCATAGTTTATATTCTATTTCTCTGTACTACTTCACCGCGACCTGTACGACGTCCGTTGTTATTCATAACTGCATAGAGTGCATCGCCCTTCAGTACCCAGTCGATTTTTATGTTAGGCGTACTACCATCTCCGAGGGCATCTGCCAACACGCCCTGCTGGGCGTTGCCCAACGACACTCGGTAGTCTCTGATAGAGTCAACCAGTGACTCTGCTTGCAGCAGGCTTGCGGCCAACGAGTTCTGGCTGCTCTTGTTGAGGATGAGCTCGCCGCTGTTGACGCCGATCATGCCACGCCCACCGTCAACGGGCATACGCAGAAGGTCGCCACTCATCGAGTTGCCGGGTATCATCATGCCGCCAGCAGCTCGGCCTATCAGTCGTCCCTCGGCAAACTTGGGGATGGTGCCGCCCTGTGCAAAGGCTGGCACAATGCCACCGCCAGAGAAGAACGGGAGGAATTTCGCGAAGGTGTTGGCGGTGACTGCTGAGGTCAGAGCACCCAGCGCAATAGTGTTAGCAGTGATGGCCGACGTTTGGAACACGCTGATGATGGTTCCCACACCAGAGATTATCTGGCTAACGCCATTGATGACTCCGAGCACTTGGTCAACTTCCTTTGGTATTTCTACGCCTACGGCCTTCAGTCCGCCAGTCACCTGCGACAGTCCGCCCGTCAGCTTGCCGATGCTCTCGTTGAATTTCTTTAGATCTTCGCCATCGCCCTTGTCCTTGCCCTTGTCGTCGGTCACCTCTCCGGTGTCCGCGTTCAGCTTCAGTCCTACGCCGCCCGCTTCCTCTATCTGCTTGTTCAGCTCGTCGAGGAACGACT